TTGGAACTACTTTTTAAATAATAGATAATGGAGATTAACAAATGGCAACAGGAAGATTAGGAACAGCAGACCTATCAGCAGCAACAAATACTACGGTCTATACCTGTCCAGCGGACACGTTTGCTGTAGTTTCTGTGAACTTATGTAACAGAGGCGCAACAGCAGCAGCGGTTCGTATCGCAGTAGCGACTACTTCAACACCAGGCAATGCTGAGTTTATCGAATATGATGCTCAGATAACTGCTAACGGTGTTTTAGAAAGAACAGGTCTAGTATTAGATGCTGGAAAATTGATTGTAGTGCGTTCAAGTGCTATCAACGTTTCTGCTGTGGTGTATGGTATCGAAACATCAACAGCTTAATAGGAGCGTAAAAACATGGGAAGAATAGTATCATTAGGTATTCAGGCAACAATGTCTGCCAATATCATGGGGACGACTGCTGAACGACCAACTGCGGTAAACCCAGGAGTTACCTTTTATAATCAATCAACAGGTCAGTTAGAAATTTACAACGGCAGTTCGTGGGTCACAGTTGGCGACTACCAAAGAGTAGATGTTAGCTCAAGCCAAACAGTAGTTGCTAACAGATCATTTTGGGTAAATACCACCAGTGCGGCAGTGACTATAACACTTCCCGCTAGTCCGAACCCAGGAGATTTTGTAAAAATCACTGATGTAGCAGGAACATTTGGAACAAATAACTGCACAGTCAATCCAAATGGTGGGCGAATTATGCGTCAATTAGACACTATGGTTATTAGCACCAACGGTGCTAGTGTCAGAATGGTTTATTATGATGCAACAAGAGGTTGGTTACTAGAAGCTATCTAAGGAATAAAGAATGCCGTTCAATTATCAGTCATTAAAAAACTTAACCGATCAAGCTATCGTTGACGGCTCTATTGATTCTGTAGATCTTGCCGACGGTGCTGTAACAGGCACAAAGATTCAATTAGGTAACGTTACTTCTGGAAAATTAGGTTCCGGCGCTGTAGATTTAGGATCGTCGACCACTACAGGAACGATGCCAATTAATAAAGGCGGAACTAATGTAACCTCTTTAGGAGGAGCATACCAAGCATTATACAGTGATGGTTCAAATTTACAATTTAATCCTCACGGTATACAGGGAATGCAAATTTTCACAGGAAGTTCAACGTGGAATAGACCAAGTGGAGTAAGATATATTCTTGTGCAAGTTCAGGGAGCAGGTGGCGGCGGATCAGGCCACGGCGAAGGTGGCGGTGCCGGAGGATATGCAGAACGTTATTTAGATGTTACTGGAATCTCATCAGTATCTGTTTATGTTGGCGGTGGCGGTGGTGGCACGTATTATGCCAATGCAGGCGGCAACGGAGACTACGCTGGATTTGGCCCATATATTTCCGCAGGTGGCGGACATGGTGCTAACAGACAGAATCAACATAGCGGTGGAGTTAGTGGTGTTGGATCGGGTGGAAATTTAAATCTACACCAAGGTGGCGGATTTAGTCACCATGCTTATAGTGCTCAATCAAATGCAGACACATTCTGGGGAGGCGGTGCTCCGAGCAGTCATCCACAAGGCGGCCACTTTGCTCATAATCACCAAACTCATTGTTCTCCAGGCACAGGCGGCGCAGGTGCTCACTTTCATGGACATAGAGGTTCAGACGGACGTCCTGGTCTAGTTGTTGTTACTAGTTTTTATTAAGAGAGATATCGATGCCATTTAATTATCAAACACTAAAAAATATAAGCCAAGCGGCATTGGTTAATAACGCCATTATTGGTGCAGATCTTACTACAAACGCAGTTACCAATGCCAAACTAGCGAATTCAACAATCACATCAAGCGAATTGGGAACAGGATCTGTTGATGTTACACAGGCTTCTGTTTCTGGAACGTTGCCAGTTAACAAAGGAGGAACAGCATTAACTTCTTTACCTGGATCTTTTAGAGTTTTAGCAGCTAATTCGGGAAATAATGCTTTAGAATTTGCACCTACCGGAATATATCGTATGGTTGTGTTTTCCGGTAACGGAACTTGGAATAGACCTAGCGGTGTAAGATATATCAAAGTTCAAGTCCAGGGAGGTGGTGGCGGTGGCGGTGGCCACGGAGAGTCCGGCGCAGCTGGTGGATATGCTGAACGTGTATTAGATGTAACTGGAATACCGTCAGTAGGCATCACAATCGGTGGTGGTGGCGGTGGCACATATTATAATAACGCAGGCGGTAATGGAGCAAGCAGTTCGTTTGGACCATATGTATCTGCAGGCGGTGGTCATGGATGTAATAGACATAATAATCATAACGGCGGATTGCCAGGTGTCGGTTCTGGCGGTGATTTGAATTTATACGGTGGCGCAGGCGGCGGACACGAACAAAGATCGTCCGGCATGGGCGGTTCAACTTATTTTGGAGGCGCAGCACCGAGCGGCCATCCACAAGGCGGACATTTTGCTCATAATCATCAAGGACATAGTGCTCCAGGAACTGGTGGAACCAGCGGTTACTTCAGTGGACACAGAGGTTCCGATGGAAGGCCTGGAATTATCGTAGTTACAGAATATTATTAATAGAGTAGAAAAATGCCATTTAATTATCAGACACTAAAAAATTTAACAGGATCAGCAATCGTTGATTTGCAGATCGGCACTAGTCAGATCACAGATCGATCTATTCCTGATGCAGACATCACCGCCGGAGCAGTTACTTCTGGAAAAATGGCTAGCTCGGCTGTAAACCTTGCGTCATCGACAGTGACTGGAACCCTACCAATATCAAAAGGCGGAACAGGTTTAACTAGTATCGGTGGTTCAAACACCATGTTAAGAACTAACTCATCTAACAACGGCCTAGAATATGCAGTAGCAGGCTTTTCTGGTATGCAGGTATTTACAGGAGGCGGAACTTGGAATAGACCAAGTGGCGTTAGATATATTAGAGTAAAAGTTCAAGCGGCCGGAGGCGGCGGATCTGGTCACGGCGAATCTGGTGCAGCTGGCGGATACGCCGAGCGTGTATTAGATGTTAGCGGTATTTCATCTGTGTCTGTATATGTCGGTGGCGGTGGCGGTGGCACGTATTATGCCAATGCAGGCGGAAACGGAGACTATGCATCATTTGGACCTTATGCCAGTGCTCAAGGCGGCCACGGTGCTAATAGACAAAATCAGCACTCGGGCGGTGTTAGCGGAGGTGCCAGCGGTGGTGATTTAAACATACACACTGGTTCTGGCGGCTCACACCATCACAGTTTTGGACCAGGCGGAACAAGCCACTTTGGCGGACCTGCACCAAGCGGACACCCACAAGGGGGTCACTTTTCACACAATCACCAGGCTCATAGTGCTCCGGGCACAGGCGGAACGGGTGGTTATTTCCACGGACATAGAGGATCTGACGGTCGTCCGGGAATAGTAGTAGTTGAAGAATATAAATAATCTGGGAGATTAAAAGTTATGAAAAAAGCATTAGTGGGATATCAAGGCTGGGTTTCTCAGATCGTAGAACCTGGCGAAGATCATGAAATTTACGAAGGCCCTGGCGCCACAATGGCATGGGTAGATGCTCCGGACGACATCACCATGGACTGGACTTTAGAATGGAGCCCAGGACAACAAAAGATGGTTTGGGTAGAAAGAGACGGACCATTTACTAGTAACGAAGTAGCACGTAAAGTTGCCTACGGAGAAGTCGGAGCACAGTTAGGAATGATCTTTGATGCCATTAAAGAGAATGGTGTTTTAGACACAAACAGCGAATGGTTTCAGCATCAAGTGATGGTTAAATCTATGATTCCAAAAGCTACTGGCGATAAGTTCTTAATGACCAATGAAGAATATATTCGAGCGATGGCAACTACAGAGCCAAGTGCGGATCGTCAACCCGTTCCGTCAACTGCTGAATTACCTTCTTGGGTAAGATATCCGGGTTGGAAGGGCTACCAAGGCAGATAATTTGCTCTAGAACAAGAAAAGGCATCTTTGGATGCCTTTTTTTATTTCCATCAAA